TGCTACACCGCCTTCGTCGAGTCCCCCGCCGCCTGGAACATCCAGCAGCACGCCGGAGACACAAACACCGCCGGCCAGCGCGAAGAAGAGATGGAGCCCGGCAAAATCTGGTACGGCCAGCCCGGCGAGAAAATCACCTTCGGCAACCCCCAACGCCCCAACGCCCAGCTCGGCCAGTTCACCGAGATCCTCCTCCGAGCCCTCGGCGTCGCACTCGGTCTGCCGTACGAGCTCATCGCCCTCAACTTCTCCACCACCACCTACTCCTCTTCCCGAACGTCAGCCCTGGAGGCGCGCCGCACGTTCCAGAGCCGCCAAGCCTACCTCACCTCCTGCCTCTGCCGCCACATCTGGGAGCTCGTCGTCCGCGAGGGCATCCTCACCGGCCGCCTCGGCGCCCCCGGCTTCGCCGCCCGCCCGCGCGACTACCTCGCCGCCTACTGGATCGCCCCCGCCTGGGGCTGGGTCGACCCCGTCAAAGAGGAGACCGCCGCCCGCGAGTCCATCGCCGGATACCTCTCCACCCACTCCGACGAGCTCGCCGCCCAGGGCCGAGACCTCGACAACACCCTCGAGCAGGTCTCCCGCGAGCACAAGAAGCTCAAGACCCTCGGCCTCCCCTCCCCCTGGGACGCCGTCGCCCCGCCACAAGCCACCGGCGCCGTCGCCGCAGAACAGGAGATCAAAGATGCCCTCGCCGACTGAGCCCGCCACTGGCAACCGCCAGCTCTTCTACCGCGCCGCCACCCTCGACCGCGCCGCCGTAGACCCCGAGACCCGGACCGCCCCCCTCACATTTTCTAGCGAAGCCCGCGTCAAGCGGTGGTACGGAATCGAGATCCTCCGACACGGCCCCGACAACGTCGACCTCGCCCGACTCAACAGCTTCGGCGCCGTGCTCTTCAATCACGACCCCGACCGCATCGTAGGCCCCGTCCAGTCCGCCCAGCTCGGCAACGACCGCCGCGGCCACGCCGGCATCAAGTTCGACCAGACCCCAGAGGGCGACACCGCCCTCTCACGCGCCATCTCCGGATCACTCCGCGGCGTCTCCGTCGGGTACCAGATCCACACCGCACGCCGCGTCCTGGAGGACGAGACCTATGAAGACCCCGACCTCGGCCCCGTCCGAGGTCCCGCCCTCATCGCCACCAAGTGGGAGCCCATCGAAATCTCCCTCACCCCCGTCCCCGCCGACGCCGGCGTAGGCATCGGCCGAGACCTCACCCGTTCGCTCGACGGAATCGAAATCGAGCCACAGTCCATCGAGCCCCAAAGGAGCCACACAATGGACGACCGACTCAGGAAGTACCTCGAGAGCCGCGGGCTCGATCCCTCGGCCTCCGAGGAAGACGCGTGGACCTTCCTCGCCCAGCTCCCGGAGAAGGACACCGAGCGCGCCGCACCGCAGGAGCCTGTCCCCGCCGCCGAGCCCGAGCCCGACCCCAAGGCCGAGCCGGAGCCCGAGCCCGACACCCGCAACGTCCTCGCCGAGATCCGCGACGACGCCGTCGCCGCCGGCCTGGAGCCCATGGCCCTGCGCATGGCCGCCGACGGCAAGACCGCCGACCAGATCCGCTCCGCCATGCTCCGCGAACTCGCCAAGAGCCGCGGCGAGCCCCTCGGCCCCGGAGACCCGGAGACCAAGTCCACCCTCGACCAGATCGAAGACGACGACCTCCTGCGCGGCCTCACCGCCCCGCTCCTCGTCCGCGACTGACTCTAGCAGAAACGAAAGGACATCACCATGGCCGTGAACCTCTACCCCTGGGTGAAGAACCTCGAAGGGGGCGACCCCACCCGACTCCTCCTGCCCGTCCAGGCCGGCTCCACCGCCACGATCAAGCGCGGTGAGATCTGCAAGATGGGCGAGAACGCCGCGGGCTACATGGCCCCCGTCGACGCCGCCAACGACACCACCGGACTCGCCATCGCCGATCAGGAGCAGAAGTCCGACGACGTCGAGCGGATGATTTACTTCATCATCCCCAAGCCCGGCGACATCTTCGAGTTCGAGATGACCGCCGCCCGCGCCGTCGCCTACGGCGAGACCTTCGCCATCTCGACCTCCCAGAAGCTCGCCTACGCCACGTCCAACGTGGTCTTCCGCTCCGGCGACGACAGCAACTACCCCGAGCCGGAGGAGAAGTCCATCACCAAGCGCTCCGTCTCGCACGTCCGCGGCTCGTTCGACGAGCAGGCCAGCTACTACCTGGAGCTCACCGGCAACTCCTGAGCCGCACCGCCCAAAACGAAAGGACATCCCAATGGCTGACAAGCGCCCACTCCTCACCAACATCCAGATCGGCCACAACCGCGGACTGGCCCTCGCCGACATCCGCACCGCGGCCAAGTCCGACCCGGCCGCGTTCATGGGCCGCGTCCAGTCGCTTATCGACGCGGACAAGCTCACCCTCGGCCAGCTCGGCGACCTCCGATCCCTCTACGCCGCCCTCGCGGACGTCGAGGTCCCCATCACCATCCCCGACGTGGCCGGGGTTCCCCGCGCCATGACCACCTCCGCCTTTCCCGTGCTGGTCGGTTCCACCGTCGTCGCCGCGGTCAACGCCGCCTACCAGGCCGTCCCCACCGTGGGCGAGCAGCTCGTCACCGAGATGGACGACCCCAAGGCCGTCACCGTCGTCGCCCAGATCAACGCCCTGGACAAAGACCAGGACCGCGTGAAGGAGGGAGACGATTACCCCGAGGTCTCCGCCAGTGAGGAGACCGTCGAGATCGGCCAGTGGCGCTCCGGCCGCATGCTCAAGATCACCGCGGAGACCATCGAGCAGAACGACCTGGCCAACATCACCAGCCGCGTCAACGCCCTCGGACGCATCGCCTCGACCTTCGTCGAGGAGCACACCCTCAAGCGCGTCATCGACCTGTACGGCTCCGCCGCCGCCGCCGCCGCGCCCTACGTCTACCGGCCCAACGGCTCCGGCACCGCCCTGTACTCCGCCACGGCCAACACCCCCGGCACCAGGGCCCCGAGCGGAACCCGCTACACCAACAACGCCTTCGTCGACGAGACCGACCTGGACAACGTTCGCGGCCGTCTCGCCGGAAACAAGAGTGACCTGGGCAAGCCGCTGCCCATCAATTACGGCGAGTGCGTCGTGCTCTGCCCCGACGCCCTGGCCGGCGCCGTGCTCAAGGTCAAGAACTCCGAACTCGTCCCGGGCACGGTCAACGAGTTCAGCAACTGGGGACCTCGCGGCCAGTACGGCGGGTTCAAGCCCATCTCAACCCCTTACCTCGACCAGTGGTCCACCTCTGCCTGGTACTACGGCATGCCCCAGCGCCAGTTCACCAGGAAGTGGGCCCTCCGGTTCGAGTACGTCACCCTCGGCCAGAGCACCGAGTCGTACCTCCGCTCCCGGATCGCGTTCCAGGCCCGCGTCGGCTGGAACTGCGAAGTCGGCGCCACCGACTACGTCTGGTTCATCCAGTGCCTGTCCGGCACCACACCGCCGAGCTGAGCAGGCCGCCTCACCAAAGCCCGGGCCGGCGCCGTCCTCCCGCCGGCCCGGGCGCCCTGCCCGGAGTGAGAGTATGAGTTTCCAGGACCAACTCACCGCCGACGTTTCTAACGTCTTCCTGAACGCCGATGAGTTCGCGGAGACGATCACATACACCCCCCAGACCGGGGCCGCCTCCTCCATCGACTGCATCTTCACCGAGGAGTCGTCCACGGATCAGCAGGAGCAGGTCTCCGCCGGCGTCCGGGTCCGTCGCACGGCCACTGTCATCATCCGCTCCGCAGACATCGCCGCCCCGCGGCGACACGACACCGTCACACGTTCCGCAGAGACCTGGTCCGTCGAACGCGTCCAGCGCCTACCCCACGGCGCCCACCGGCTGTACGTCGTCATTGGCTACGCGGGCGAGTCCGCCCCCGGACACCGCAGGAGGTAAACGTGGCCCACTGCCCCGAACACTCGGGAATCGAGGCCCGCCTCTCGGCCGGCGAAGAGCGCCTCACCCGACTTGAGGAACTCATGGAAACGATCCAAAACCGCATCCGGCCCGTCGTGGCCCTCGTGATTTCCGTTCTCAGTTTTATAGTCGGCGGCATGCTCGCCACCGTCGCCGCCATCCTCGCCAAGTGAGACTATGAACCTCATCGCGACATCCGGGCCGATCTCCGGCGCCATGAGCAACCTCCGGAACCTCATCGCCGCGTCGAGCAACTTCCAGACCTGGGTCGGGGCCTCCGACGCCGCGGACGCCAAAACCTACGTCCACTACTTCGGCATCGACGCCCCCGCCGAGTGGGCCGCCTCGACCGCCTACAAAAAGCGCGACCACGTCTTTCCGACCACGGCCAACGGCTTCCTCTACCAGGCCACCACCGCCGGCACCTCCGGCGCCGCCGAGCCCACCTGGAGAGCCCTGGCCGGCGCCACCGTCTCCGACGGCTCCGTCGTCTGGACCGCCCACGAAATCACCGGCCTCGAAGGCGAAGTCCAGAACGCCGCGGCCCGCGCCTCGCGTCCCATGGTTCTCCTCGGACCGCTCACCCCGGCCACGTTCTCCATGGCCGCCATCTACCAGGGCCAGATGTCCGGAGAGTGCACCGTCATCGTCCAGGACGCCGTGTCCTCCACGTACACCGCCGCCCCGAGCAACGCCGGCCTTGATTTCGCAAACCGCCTCGGCGCCCTCATCGCCGACCTGTTCGCCAACGCGAAAGACCACCTCCTCCTCACCGACGTGGAGATCGTAGAGCTCGGCCGCACGCCCGGAGACCTCGTCACCGCCATGGGCGATTTCTGGGAGGCAGTCCTCGCCGTCAAGATCCGGGGAGGGGTCCTCTCGTGATCCAGATGAAGGTCTCTATCCACTACCTCCGCTCACCGCGCGGAATGCGCCGGGAGCAGAAGAAGATCGTCAAAGAGGAGATGTCCGCCCTCGGCGCCTTCTGGCATCGCGAGTACCTCCCCCTCCACTTCACCGCCGCCGCCTACACCCTGTACGGCGCCCAGCAGCGCAGCCGCGCGTGGAACGCGCGCAAAGGCCACAACCTCCCCATGGTCGGGATCCGCCGAGGGCTCGAACGCAAGGCCACGGGCCGCGCCGAGATCCGAACCACCGGCCGAAACACCCGCGTCCGAATGCGCAACCTCCGCGCCATCAACTTCTCCCGCGCCAACCGTGCGCGCGGAATCGCCTACCCGGATTTCGACGCAGAGCTCCGCGCTGTGGCCCCGGCCGAGCCTGGCCGCTGGGCCCGACGCATCCACGATCGCACCACAGAACGCATGAACGCCGTCCGCACCCCAGAGACCGTTTCCTCTCACTAAGGAGCGCCGCCATGGCCTCTCATCAAATCCACGCCCTTGCCTACGGGGCCTCCATCCTCGGCGGCATCCGTAACAGCCGGTACTCCTCCGGCATCGAGACCATCCTGCTCGGCCCGCCCGGCCACCAGTACAACGATTTCCAGACCATCGGCGCCCAGACGCCGAGGATCGAGTTCAGTACCGTCCGCCTCTCGGTCGCCCTGGGCATCATCGGACTCACCGGCCTCCAGATCAACGCCACCCCCCTCGACTTCTACACCGTCAACCACTCCGCCGGCGCCGGCTACGCCGCCACGGGCCAGAAGGTCTCCGTGCTCAAAGGTTTCGCCTACCCGACCCGGATCACCTTCCCGCGCAACGCGCCGTGTACCGTCGATTACATGGTCATCGCCGGCGCCAACTCCGGATCCGCGCCGTACTCGATTGCCACCGGCCAGACCGTCCCGACCACCGCCACCATCGACGAGGCGTATGTCATGGGCGACGTGAAGCTCGCCGCCTCGGACATCGGCCCCTGCCTCGACGTGGTGCTCGACATGGGCTTCGACGAGCGAATCGTCATGGGAGACCGCTGGCCGGATCTCCTCGGCTACCGCCTCATCCAGCCCCGAGTCACCATCCGCACCCTCAACGCCACCGCCCTCTCCACCGTCGGCGCCGACGGCTCCGGCGCCCAGGTCTCCGTCGTCGCCGAGAAGTGCTCCGAAGCCGCAGGCCGCGCCGGCGCCGGCGATCTGACCTTTGTCACCAACCAGGAGTTCGGCTTCTGCGAAGAGCTCTCCGGCGCCGTCGAGGATGACGAAGGCGCTATCACCACCCTGGTTTTCGAGGCCACGTACAACGGCACCAATGCGCCCGTCAGCTACTCGTGAGGAGGACCATCATGAGCACCCGAGAACCGTTTCTGCTCTGGGAGGGCCAGAGCCACACCGGCAAACGCCTCTGTGTCGGCGGCTTCTACGCCTTCGGCTCGGATGAGCCGCAGTACTCCTTCCAGATCGAGACCGACTCCGGCGAGTGGGACTACGCCTCCCGCGTCTGGCCGATCTTCTTCCCCGAGATCTGCCACGCCTACCTCGCCGCCGCCAAACACGGCGAACCCGCCAAGCACTTCATCGTCCTCGCCGACGATAACCGTCGCATCGTCGCCGTCTGGTCCACGTCCGCCCACCGTCACCACTTCGCGGTCGAGACCCGCACCCGACGCGACGCCATGGGACAGCTCTCCTGGCAAATCGCCGACGACGTCAACCCCTTCCTCACGTGGATCTGCCGCGCCCTCATGGAGGCCAAGAGACTGTGAGCCAGTTCCTCTACTACCTGCCCGGAAAACCGATGAACCTGACTCACGGCGATCTGCTCGCCGCTGGCCTGCGGTATGCCTTCCCCGAGGACGCTTACACCCGCACCGAGGTCAAAGAGGGCCCGGCCCAGGGCCGCGGCGCCCTGGTCGCGGACAAGCGCGTCAAGCGCCTCGGCTACTACCCCGCCGAGCAGACCTGGCTGCGTGGCCGGCCTGCAGCCGAGTTCTGGGTCGGCTGGCAGACCGACGACCCGCCCGCCCCGGAAGACCTCGCCCGCGAAACCGCCATCGGCACCGCCATCGCCCCGCTCGGCGACGGCCGGAAATGGCTCATCCCCCGTGCCCAGCTTTTCCCAGAGGGAACCGAACTCCCGGAGATCCGACACATGGCCGAGGACGGCTCTATCGTCCGCCGCGTCGCCCCACAACACGAGCAGCTCCTCCTCATGGCCGACGCCGTCGCCACCGCCCTCCGAGATGAGACCAAGATCCCCCCGGACCAGGAATGGAAGATTTGCGTCGAAGCCCTCCGCGTCAACTATCGAGTCTCGAACACCGAGATAGACGCCCTCGGACTGCTCTCCGATGAAGCCGTTACGCTCATTTTCTGGGTGCTCTGCGATCGTGTCTCCTGGCCCGACGCCCAGAAACAGATTGCCGCCGAAGGACAAAACGATGTCTGACGTGACGATGGTCTTCGACGCCGAGACAGCCAAACTCGTCTCCGGCTTTCTCCGGATCGAGGATCGCCAGAAAGCCCTGGAGCGTCGATCCGCCGCCCTCTCCAATGCCACCCGCCGTCACAGCCGCACCGCCGTCCGCGGCGCCCACGACTGGCGCCAGAGCCTCATGGCCGTCTCCCACGCCATCGGACTCGCCCAGAAGGGTCTGAGCGCCTTCGGCGCCATCATAGCCAAGATCGACCAACACTCCGCCTCCATTGCGGAGAATTTCAAGGAGTCGGCTCAGTCCCTCATCGCCTTCACCATGATGCAGGAGCCCGGCGCCATCCGAAAGCGCGCCCTGGCCGCCACACGCCTCGGCGCCCAGTACGGCGTCGCCCCCGGACCGGCCCTTGCTACCGTGCAAGCCTATCAAGCCAAATTCGGGTCCTTCGCGAAAGGCATGGACGCCGCCACGGCTGCCTTCGCGCTGTCCCAGCGCGCCGGCGTCCCGATCGAGGGCGCCAAGGCCGCCGTCGCTGTCGGCACAGGTCTCCGGTACACCCCCCGGCAGGCCGCCCGGCTCGCCTACGCCGCGGGCAAGGCCAGCCAGCTCACCCCGGCCGAACTTGCAGAGATGGCGGGCAAGGGCCTGCCCGCATACACTGGCATCAAGGGCAAGGCCGTCACAGGGTACGGCGTCGCCGCCGCCCTCTCCGGCCTGATCCAGGACCCCGGCAACCTCGCCACCTACACCCGCCAGGTCGGGACACTGCTCCAGCAGCGCACTGGTGCAGTCGGCAAAACTTGGCAGCAGCTCGGATTCGCCCAGCCCGGCCAGGCCCCTATCGCTCAGCTCCGCGCGCTCAAGAAAGCTGGCATCACGAGCATGGGCGATCTCCAGGCCGCCGGCTTCGCCAAGAAAGAATCGCTCGGGCTCTCCATCCTCCTCGCCGATCTCGACCAGGCCGTCAAGACCATGCAAGAGGTTGAGCGCGTCTACAAGCAACCAGGCGTCCTCTTCCGCGAACGCGCCGCGGCCGAACGTGAAGTCCCCGAGATCCGCCTTCACCGCCGCCTCGAACAGATCGACGCCAGAATCCGAGGCATGCAAACCCTCGGTCGCGACGCCCAGCGCAGCATGCAGTGGGAAATCATGAAGGCGCGCCGCGCTGAGCAAATGGTCCAGGCCGGACACGGGTGGATGCTCGGACAGGACCGACGCGTCGGCGGCTGGTTCTGGCCCATGCTCACGCCGTACATGGGCGAGGATCTCGTCTACACGATTTACGGATTCCACAACCGAAACCCCCAATGGAGCCCGCGCCACCCGGGCCAGCTCCTGGGCATGACACCGCAGGAAGTGTGGCAGAAGGCCAACCCCCAAGCGCCACGCGCGCCCCTCCGCCCTGTCCAGGCCGAAACCCAGGCCCCCGGAGTTAACGTCCAGGTCGCTGTCCAGCCCACCGTCACCGTCACGCCGCGCGCCCCGGCCACGATCAGCCCGAACGGAGAGTAAAATGTCCTGCTCCATCGGCGGCATCAGCATGATCCGGATCAACGGCCGCTGCACCCCCATCGCCGAGGCCGCAGACGAGTACACCCGCTACGGCACCGACGGCCACGGCGCCCACAAGATCGGCAGGCGCGCGCCCGAAGCCATCCTCACGTCCGTCCGCGATGTGGACGGCGACGCCGGCGTGGTCGCCCACGTCAACAACTGCGCCGCCCTCAAGTCCACGCTTGTCACGATCAACCACGGCGACGGCACCCGCGCCACCAACGTCCTCATCCGCGAGGTCGAGTTCGTCAACGCGGACGTCGTTGCGCAGTCCATCGGCGGAGTCACCGCCGGCAACCGCCTCGTCACCATGCGCTGGACCTGCCGCATGACCGCGTCCTCTATTTCACAGGACACCTGATGTCCGTCGACGACTATGCCGCTGTCACCGTCTACACCCGCGAGAACTGGGCCGATGCCTGGACCGAGCGCGCCGGCCTCGCTCCCCTCCGGTGTGTCGACGCCCTCTCACCCGAGAAGTCCTACGCCGAGTTCGAATGGCGGTACGGAGCGGACATGCTCCCCGGAGAGACCTCGTACGCGTCCGTCTCCCCGCTCGACATCGCGAACCACTACGTCAAGGTCTCCGCCACAGATGTCGGCACCTGGTACGGCATCATCATCAAGCCCGAGGATCACCCCCACGGCGTCGACGGCGAGGATCCATCGGGGGTTCAGATGATCCGCGCCGTCGGCATGAGCCACCTACTGGAGACCGCCCGCATCGAATACTCCCACGCGCTGGACGTGGACGCCAACGCCATCACGATCAACCGCGTCCTCCCGTTCAATCGCCGCAACTCCGCAGGCGGCACCCTCATCGGCAACCGCTGCACCGCCCAGGTCGGCGGCAAGTGGTACTTCTCCGACGACGGCGCCACCTGGACCGGCCAGTCCATCCTGCAGTACGCGCTGGATTGGTTCGCCCCCACGATCACCGGCGCCGCCTGGTCGCTCGGCTCCCTGGATGCCGATCTCGATCAGATCTCCTACGTTCTTTTTCCTCGACTCCTCAGCCTCCGCCACATCCTGGACCAGGTGGCCGATCGCCGCCGAGGCTACGCGTGGCACCTGCGCATCGTCGAGAACGACGGACTGGACGACGATTTCGTGATTGACATCGTCTCCGTCCTCGCGTCCGACGTGTCCGTGGGCGGCGACACCTTCCGCCAGAATCCGTTTGCCGTTGACCTGGACATATCCTCCACCGCAGACGTCGAGGACGCCCTGGTCGTGGAAGATCACTCCCAGGTGTACGACACCGTCCGCGTCGAGGGCGCCCGCGTCCGGACGTGCTTCACCGTGGCCTTTGCCGACTCCACCCTCGAGGCCGGATGGTCCGCCGCCGAACAGACCGAGTACCTCAACGCCGCGAACGACGCGGCCGACTACGCCACCCTCACCCGCGCCGAGCAGATCCGGCGAAACGAACAGCGCCGCGCCGACGACGCCACGCGTCGCGCGTTCGCGTTCTACCGCATCCCGCGCGACTGGGACGGCGAAGCCGGCGACGGCGAGGGCGGCGCCAAGGAAACCGCATCGCCGGACGTGGACGTGGACGGTTCCCTCCTGGACGGCGTCGCCACAGATCTCTATCTCTCCGATCAGCGCCTCCTGGAGAGCCTGCCCCTGCGGCAGGGTCTGGACTACTCTTCTCACCCCTACGCCAACACGTGGTCCACCAACGCCGAGCCGACGTTTCGCCCCCTGTTCGCCATCGTGCTCGATCCGCAGACCGGAAAATTCCGCTACTGCCACAACCTCGCAGACCCCGACATTCAGGACGCCCGCGTGGCGCCCGCCTCACGAGAACTCGGCCTCTGGGTCGTCTTCCACCCCCAGCACGTCCTCGGACTCAATCACCTCGGCTCGGCCGAGGTCTATGAGACCGAGCCCGCCTTCGACTACTCCACCATGGTCGCCACCGTCGCCATCCAGACCGATACCCACCTCGCCGCCTCGGCCACCCAGGCCGCCGGCGTCGAATGGGACCGCGAACTACTTATCACCGTCCCCGACGCCGAACTCTGGTACGTCCTGCCCGGCACCGTGGTGGGCATCGACGACGACGGCGATCTCATCCACGTCGACGGCACCGCAGCCCAGCGCACGCTCCGCTCCGACGCGGACCGGCTCCTCCGCATCGCCACGCTCGCCCACGCGTGGTACTCCACCGCCCACTACGCCGTCCGGCTCCAGCGCGGTCAAATCCTCGACATCCTCGCCGCCGGAGACTTCCTCCTGGACCTCACCACCGGCACCGGCCAGGTCTTCTCGGTCGACTCCATCTGCACCCGGCAGGAGTGGAACTTCCAGGAGCACACCACCACGGTTACGACCGGGTACATGGACATCGACTGGCCCGCCCTCGCGCCGGTCAACGCGCCGACCGTCGCCGACATGCGCCAGCTCATGTACGTGCTCGCCGAAACCCGAGAGGGCTCGGAGTTCGCCCGGCAGGAGGTGCCAGACTGATGCGCGGACTCGTCACACCACGCACACCCCGCTCGGCATACCTCCGCGCGGGCTACAACACGTCCGGCACCACCGCCCCGGCCCAGGGCATCGGCCAGCTCCAGGGCGCAGCCGGTGACAACTCCATCTACCTCTGCCAGCCCGTCCTGTCCGGTCTCCAGCAGTGCTGCGTCATGGCCGAACCCATCGCCGCGGACACCCCTGGCCGCATCATTCAGTACGGCGAGGCCCTCGTCACTGTCACCCTCGCCGCGGGCGAATCCGTATCGGTCGGGGACACCCTCGGCTCCAAACTCGGTCAGTGGACTGCCCAGGTCATGCAGGGCGGGCCGCTCACCGTGGAGAAGGTTTTTGACGAGATTCCCGCCGGCGGCGGTGATGTCACCGTGCTCGCCCGGTTCGGCCGCCGCCGAGCCGACTGGGTGTATCTGAAGAACAACGGCGACGACGACGCCAACGTCTACCAGGTCATTCACCTCGGCTCCGGGCTCACCCTCACCGAGGACGAGCCCGGCGTCGGAACCCTCGCAACGGACGATTGACCATGCCCATCATCTGGGTACACGCCGACGGCACCGCCGCGTGCTTCGGCGTGGTCAAAATCGGCAACGGCCTCACCCTCACCGACGAAGGCGAGGGCATCGCCACCCTCGAGCGCACGTCCTGTGCCTCTGTGAGTGCCTCCGCGTCCCAAAGCCAGTCCGAATCCCAGAGCCAGTCCCAGAGTCAGTCCCAGTCTCAGTCCATCTCCACCAGCCAGTCCGAATCTCAGGCCACCAGCCAGAGCGAGAGTCAGTGGGAGAGTCAGAGCCAGAGCCAGAGCCAGTCTCAGAGCCGGTCCCAGTCTGTATCTCAGAGCCTTTCCCAGTCCGAATCGCAGCGCGCGTCGCAGAGCCAGTCTGTCTCGCAGAGTCAGTCCCAAGCCACCAGTCGGGAGCAGAGCCAGGCCGCCTCGCAGAGCCAGTCCGTCTCGCAGAGCCAGAGCCGAAGCCGCAGCCGATCCATCAGCCGCAGCCTCTCCGCCAGCCGGTCCCACTCCAGGGCGGAGAGTCGTGCCGCGTCCCGTTCACAGTCTATCAGCCAGAGCCAGAGCCGGTCCGCCTCGCGCGTGGCCTCCCGGAGCCGCTCGCTCAGCCAGTCCGCCAGCCAGGAAGAGAGCCAGGAAGCCTCCCAGAGCCAGAGCCAAAGCCGCAGCCAGAGCCGCAGTCAGAGTCGCAGCCAGAGCGGATCAGCATCGGCCAGCCAGAGCCGCAGCCAGAGCGTCAGTCAGAGCCAGAGCCGGTCCTCCTCGCGCGTGCTCTCTCACCTGCAGAGCATCAGCCAGAGCCAGAGCCGGAGCAAATCTGTCTCCAAGTCGCCTTCGCTCTCCCGTTCCAAGTCTATCAGCCTGTCCCGATCTGTCTCGACCTCGCCCTCCCGATCCCGGAGCCAGAGCCAGAGCCAGTCCGTCAGCCAGAGCCGGTCGGTCAGCAGGTCGCCCTCTCTCTCCCAGAGTCAGAGCGTCAGTCTGTCGCAGTGGGAGAGCCAGAGCCAGTCCCAGTCCCAGAGCCAGGCCGCTTCGCAGAGCCTCTCCCGCTCCATCTCTCGCTCGATCAGCCGCAGCCTCTCCGCCTCGCTCTCCCGGTGGGAATCGCAAAGCCAGAGCCGATCCATCTCCACCAGTCTGGCGGAGAGCCGAGCCTTCAGCCAGTACCAGAGCCGCAGTCAGAGCCAGTCTCGCTCTCAGAGCCGCAGCCAGAGCCGCAGCCAGTCCGTCTCTCAGAGCAAGTCCGTTTCCACCAGCCCCTCGCGGTCCGTCTCCGCCAGCCGGAGCGCGTCCGGCTCCCAGAGCCGCTCCGTGTCCGTCAGCCGCAGCCAGTCCCAGGCCGAATCGGTCTCCATCTCGCAGAGCATCAGCCAGAGCCTCAGCCAATCCCAGAGCCTCAGCCAGTCCCAGAGTCAGGCCGAGTCCGTTTCCATTTCACAGTCCGCCTCGCAGAGCCTCAGTCAGAGCCGCAGCCAGTCCGTCTCTCAGAGCAAGTCCGTCTCGGTCTCGCCATCCCAGAGTCAGAGCCAGTCCCTCAGCATCAGCCTCTCGATCTCCGTCTCGCCGTCCCTCAGCCAGAGTCAGTCCGTCTCCCAGTACAAGTCAAAATCCAAGTCCTGGAGCCTCTCCGGTTCGGCCAGCCGCAGCCGCTCAGTCAGCCGGAGCAAATCCGTCTCCACGTCGCCGTCTCGCAGCCAGAGCCAGAGCCAGAGCCGCAGCCGATCCGCCTCCCAGAGCCAGAGCCAGAGCCAGAGCCAGTCCGTCTCCGTCTCCCCCTCCAAGAGTCAGAGCCTCTCTCGCTCGAAGTCCCAGTCGATCAGTCAGTCACAGGCCGCGCCCGAGGGCTGCTGCTCAACGGAAACATGCGAAGGCGATTATGCACATCCCGACAAAGACTACGAGTGCTGGGAATTCAGTGAGGCCCCGGAATGTGAAACAGGCTCTTGTCATTACACCATGCGCGGGACCCCCGGAGAGGGCAACTTCAACTGCGTGCAGAGTACGACGAGCTGCAACGATCCTGGCACCAACAACGGCTACTGCTACGACTACTCGTGGGACGATTGCGCGGCCTGGTAGGAGATTCACCGATGGCGGATAGCACCGAGAGGACACTGAAAGCCCCGCCCGACGCCATGGCGCGGAAATGCCCCTACGCGCGAGAGGGGACTAACGACTGGTGGAGCTGCCAACTCGTGACGGACATCTTCGGCTCCAAGTGCGGCTTCCGATGGCAGAGCTGCGAACGGTGCGGCGGGGATCCCGCGAGCGAAGAAGTCGAGAAGCGCATCCGAACGCTCCTCGCCGTCCGCGTCGAGTACCTCGACTGTGACCGCTACGGCCCCAAGCACGTCTCCCCGAACATCATCAGCGTCTCCCAGGCTATGAGCTTCTACGTCGAGCGGTACGGCCGGGACGCGGCGGAAGATCTCATCAAGCGGACGTTTTTGAAACAGGCGCAGCTCTCCGAGGCGGAGGGCGGCTGGAGCCTGGAGAAGGCCAGCGCGCGCCTGGCCGCTCTCGCCGTGGAGCACGATCTGGAGGAGGCCCTGGCCGATGTCGCCCAACAACGAGAGGCAGTCGTTTCTGGCCGCACTCGTCCTCAACGGGATGAGGCGTCACCGACTCACGCTGGAGGCGCTCGCCGCAGCCCGGCGTGAGATCTGTCTGGAATGTGAGATGGCGACGGTACGGGAGGACGGCCGTATCAAGTGCAGCGCCTGCGGGTGCTCGGACCCGACGCGGACACGGCCCAGGTGTCCCGTCTTCAAATGGTGAGGTGAGGACATGAAAACCGAGAAACTGCCGCACCTGACGCTCTGCCTCAACACCCATAACGAGGGCGCCCACGTGGCCGCCACGATCCGGAGTTTCATGGCTGCCTACTCCGGCCCGTTCTCCGTTGCGATCCTTGCCGACGAGACCACGGACGGAAGCTGCGACGATCTCGGCCCGCCCTGCCAGTGCGACGCAGAGCCCGAGCACACAGCCGGCGAGCGGGAGACCTGGACCTGCCCGGCCTGCGGCCGGTCCACCGTCATCTTCCGCACGCCCAAGCGCATCGGCTGCGGCCGGGCCAAGGGCCTACTCCTCCGCGAGGCTCCGGGTGACGTGCTCCTCCACGCCGACGCTCACTGCCGCGTGCTCCGGGGCCGGCTGGACGAGATGATCCGCGAGGCCGCCGGCGCCGTTGCGGTCTTCTGCCCCGGCGTGGCGCCGCTCCACTGCGCCCCGGACGAGCAGCCCGGCGCGTCCCACCCGATCCGTGACGTCTCCTGGGGTGCGTCCATGCCCTGCCAGCCCTACGGCGTCGACCAGGACCACCTCCACCGCCACTCCGGCAAGAAGCCCAAGGGCCCCACGGCCCGCCGCACTGCGCCGTACAACGCGGTCTTCGCGATGTCCAGAAGGACCGCCGCACGCCTCGGCGGCTGGAACGCCTACCCCGGCCGCTGGGGCTCGCAGGAGATCGGCCTCGCGCTGAGGGCGTGGTTCGCCGACGTGCCCATTCTCGCGTGGAGGGACTGC